CCATCCAGTAGGACCTGTATTTCCAGTTGGTCCAGTATTTCCAGTAGGACCTGTCCATCCAGTAGGACCAGTTACACTTGGTCCAGTCCATCCAGTTGGTCCAGTATTTCCAGTAGGTCCGGTTATAACTCCGCCAATAGATCCAGAGTCGACCCAAGAAACTGAATTCCAAATGTATAAATGTCTATCAGCAATAACTACCCAAGCATCACCATCTGCATTTCCAGTTGGAGGTAAATCACCAACTGTTGCTTTAGTTCCTTTAATTCTAAGTCCTGCACCGGTTGGACCAGTATTGCCAGTTGGTCCTGTTACACCAGTTGGTCCAGTCCATCCAGTAGGTCCAGTCCATCCAGTAGGTCCAGTATTACCTGTTGGTCCAGTAACACCGGTAGGTCCAGTAGGACCTGTCCAACCTGTTGGTCCAGTAGTTCCTGTCGGGCCAGTCGTTCCAGTAGGCCCAGTCGGTCCTCTAGGAATTGAAAAATTGAAAATAGCCGCATAATCATCACCGGAGTTAGTAATGTAAACATCATCACCCGCTTGTCCAGTAATAACATCGCCTACAACTATACTCGAAGTTGGTCCAGTTAATCCTCTACTTCCAGTCGGTCCGGTTGGTCCAATTTCTCCGATAGGTCCAGCAGTTCCGGTTGGTCCAGTCCAACCTGTAGGTCCTGTTGATCCTGTAGCACCAGTAGTACCTGTAGCACCAGTTGGTCCAGTATTGCCAGTTGGTCCAGTCCATCCAGTTGGACCTGTGTTTCCTGTAGCACCGGTAGCACCTTTAGCTCCAGTCGATCCAGTTGCTCCAACAGTACCAGTCGGACCAGTTACACTTGCCCCTGTCGGGCCAGTTGATCCTTGATCACCTTGAGGTCCTGCAACTGTACTTGCTGCACCAGTTGGTCCTGTAATACCTGATCCTGTTGGACCAGTTATACTTAAACCTATTAACCCTCTTGCACCTGTAGGCCCAGTAACATTACTTGCTGCGCCGGTTGGGCCGGTTACACTAGCACCAGTTGCACCTGTTGGTCCTATAACATCACTCGCAGCACCTGTTGGTCCTGGTAATCCTAGTTTACCTGCAGGGCCTGTTGCACCAGTTGGACCTACATCACCTGTAGGACCTTTTTCACCTGGTGATCCTGGAGGACCACCATATGGTCCAGTTGGTCCTTGCATACCAGTAGGACCAGTTGCTCCTCTGCCAGTAGGACCTGTAGATCCTGTAGCACCCAACCCACCTGTATCACCTCTATCACCTTTTGGTCCGTAAGTTCCAGTTGGACCAGTAGTACCGATACCTGTAGCACCTGTAGCACCTGTTGGACCTAGATTTCCAGTTGGACCTGTTTCACCTTTAAATCCAATAGCACCTGTTGGACCTGTTATACTAGATCCAGATGGTCCAGTAACGCCAGTTGGTCCGGTAATCGATAATCCTTGATCACCTTTTAATCCGATAGCACCCGTTGGTCCTGTTGATCCTTTAGAACCACCCAATCCAGTCGGTCCTGTTATGCTTAATCCCGACGGACCTGTATCACCTTTAAGACCGACAGCTCCAGTAGCACCTTGAGATCCAGTAGGTCCTTGTGTACCAGTAGGCCCAGTTATACTTGATCCAGTAGGTCCAGTATCGCCTTTTAATCCAGTTTGACCGATAGTACCTGTTGGTCCTGTAGCACCTGTTGAGCCAGCGGAACCAGTAGATCCTGTATTACCAGTTGGACCAATATTCCCAATTAGTCCTTGAGCACCAGTTGGGCCTGTCGTACCAAATCCAGTTGGTCCAGTCCATCCCGTTGGACCTGTTATGCTAGGACCTGTCCATCCTGTTGGTCCTATATTTCCGGTTGGGCCAGTTAAGTCGCCTTTAGCACCAGTTGGTCCAGTAGCACCCTGTCCTGTAGGACCTGTCCAACCTGTGGGACCTGTTTCACCAGTTAAACCTACTAATCCTCTTGCACCAGTAGGACCTGTATTTCCAATAGCACCAGTTGAACCAGTTACACCAGTTGGTCCTGTATCACCTTTTAATCCTACAGATCCAGTAGGACCAGTTGTTCCAGTTAACCCTATACTTCCAGTAGGACCAGTCGTCCCTGTACCAGTAGCACCTGTTGCTCCAGCATTACCAGTTGGGCCTATACTACCTGTTGGTCCTGTAACACTTGGACCTGTCCATCCTGTTGGTCCTGTTCTACCTGTAGTTCCAGTTGGACCAATATCTCCAGTTAATCCTCTAGATCCAGTAGGTCCAGTAACACCTTGTCCGGTTGGTCCTTGTGTACCAGTTGGTCCAGTTACGCTCGGTCCTGTTTCGCCTTTTAATCCTATACTACCGGTTGGTCCAGTTATGCTTACGCCACTTTGCCCAGTTGGACCAGTTATGCTTAACCCTGTAGGACCAGTTGATCCAGTAGTACCTTGACTACCAGTATCTCCAGTAGCACCTGTAGCACCACGTGGTCCTCCCCACGGCCCTGCTGGACCAGTTGGTCCTGGTTGTCCTGATCCAACTCCTTCACTATAAAAGAATCTTCCCTGGAGATTTATTAAATCTTCAACAGTTATAGTTCCTATATTAACAGGTAATGGATAAAATAGAGGAAGTCCGTACGGTGCAGTAAAAAGTATACCTGCACCAAGCTGCATACTACTATCGCCGCTTTGTGTAGGATCAGTGGTGCTATTAAGTCTATCTTTATCTTCAAACATCGCTACCACTGTATCAGCAGTTTGGCTTACTATTGAAGTTATGTGCAGAACTTTATCAGATTGTGTAGTAATGTAATCACCTACTGCAACATCTAATCCATCATATATTCCTGGAGTAGGAGTGGTAGTATCTGAATGATATTGAGGGTCAACTGTAATCGTTCCTTGGAATTTCCAAGGTTGATTAGGATTCGGTTCCGAACCGTAGAGTTCGGTAGGTAGTAACTCAGTTAAATCAATTGATAAAACTTTAGTAGGTGTTAATTGACTCATTAGAACATTACCGTCACTAGTGCGTGTTGACTTAGATCAGCTCCAGTAACAGCAGCATTTATATTAAACACCATTGTATTGCCTGAAGCTGGTATATTTACTTCATATCCTGCACTAGGGAAGCGTAAACGATATCCAATAGCTACCGAATAACCCCAGTATGATACCGTTTTTAATGTTCTACCTGTAGTGTGTGTTATAGTTAATTGATTATTTGACCTAGATGAAGACCAACCATTTGGTAAACTAGCAGCACTGCTAAGGTTTCCTGAACCATCAAACAATACACGGAATTGATATATCAAAGGAACATTATCCGGAACTGAAGCAGTAGTAATCTTTCCTGTAGTTGCATCAACTAACACAGTTCCCGACAGTGAAGATACGTTACCTATTATGTCAACAGTTGCAGTTGCTGCCCCACCTCCCGACAATAGGTTAAGTTTTGTATATACATCTGTGAAGTTCTTGTTAGTTTTATCAAACGCATTACGGACGGTATCTCCAGTTTTGCTGTTCGGGCTAGTTCCAATGTTGATTGTTAACGGTGTCATGACGGTATCCAATACTTTGCTAAATCATATTTATCAATAGCGATAAATACACTAACATGCCTAGACTCAGCTTATACAAACCCGAAAAAGGTAACGATTATAAATTTATAGACAAACAGGTCTATGAGATGTTCCAAATTGGAGGTACTGATGTGTATATGCACAAGTATCTCGGCCCTGCCGATCCTGGTGATCCAAACAAAGCAACAACTCCAACAACTATACAAGATGTACTGTTTCTAGAAAATAGAGATAGAAAGTATGATAGCACAGTATACATTATGCGTGGTATCTATAATGTACAGGATATCGATTTCAATCTAAGTCAGTTTGGATTGTTCTTACAAAACGATACTATTTTTATAACAATACATATCAACAACAGTGTTGAAACGCTAGGTCGAAAAGTAATGAGCGGTGACGTTATTGAATTGCCTCACCTCAAAGATGAATTCGCGTTAAACGATTATAAGATAGCACTAAAGAGATTTTATGTAGTAGAAGATGTAAACCGAGCAGCAGAAGGATTTTCTATGACTTGGTATCCACATCTATATAGGTTAAAACTAAAGCCTATCATGGATAGCCAAGAATTTAAAGACATACTAGACTTACCGCAAGATATGGATAACTATGCAGGCGTTTGGGAAGATGGTAAGAATTTCTATGCTGGAACAACTGTTCGTTACGATGGTGCATTATATGAAGTTATAGCAGATGCTTATGGTATAAGTCCTCCTGATACAGCATTTTATAGACAACTCGGAGAAGATGCTAGCTTACGTCACGCCATGAGTACATATGCTATCGAAAAAGGAATTAACGACGGTGTATTAGCAGAAGCTGAAGCTGCTGCACCGCAGAGTGGATATGATACTAGAAATTACTTTACACTAACATTAGACGAAAATGGTAATGTAGATCTAGTAACAGTCGATAGCCCAAATACTGCAATAAATGATGCTAATACTACAGATGCAACACTTAATACACCAAATGTTGACGGGTATCAAGGTTATCTAGTTGGGTCTGGTATACCGCCTAATGGTGTTCCATATGGTTTTGGTATACAATTTCCTGCGTATCCAACTGATGGAGATTTCTTTTTACGTAGTGATTATTTGCCAAATAGACTTTTTCGATACGATGGCAGACGTTGGATTAAATTTGAAGATAAGGTTAGAATGTTAAAAACTAATACTGAAAATAGACAGATACAAAAGACCAGCTTTATTAATAATACTAGATATAGTAATATTAAATCGCTTGTTACTGATACATTCTTTGTAACCAGTCCGAAAGTATTCCGTACTACAGATCCTACACTTTCGATTGATTTAAATCTAAATCAAATCGTAACTAAAACTAATTACAATGCACAGTATGGTGTAGAAGTTTATGTTAACGAGTATGTGATGCCTATAACTGACATTTACGAACATCCAGGTACAGGAAAACTAGCGTTTAATACATTGTACACATTAAATCTCAATGATGAAGTTCGTTGGACTTTATATGCAGAGCGCATCGAACAGAGAGTAGCACTAAGTAAAGCACTAAGACCTAAGGCAGATTTATAATGCAATTCTTTTATGACGGACAAGTAAGACGATATCTAGCTCAATTAATACGAATGTTAAGTGGGTTCAAAGTAAGAGCAGTCGACGGTACCGAAAAAGTCGTACCAGTTCTCTACGGAGATTTGTCACGAATGGCTGCTACAATTATGAGAGATAACAGCGAAAACAAAATACCAAGTGCTCCACGTATATCTGTATATGTTTCAGATTTAAAACTCGATACTTCTAGACTTGCAGATGCTAGTTATGTTAATAAGATATTCATCAGAGAACGTGCTGTTGACCCTGTTACTAACAAGTATACAGACACACAGGGTACAAATTATACTGTTGAAAGATTGATGCCCACTCCATATAAATTAACGATTAGAGCAGACATTTGGACGACTAATACTGAACAGAAGCTACAGGTATTAGAACAGATATTAGTTCTTTTCAATCCTAGTTTTGAAGTTCAAACTACAGACAACTATGTTGATTGGACTAGCTTAACTGCTATATATCTAGATAATATTGATTTTAGTAATAGAACTATTCCCGTAGGAACTGATAGCGATATTGATGTTGCTACTATACAATTAGATACTCCAATTTGGCTAACTCCGCCGGGCAAACTTACAAGAATGGGTGTAATTCAAACTGTTATATCAAACATATTCTCCGAATCAACAGGGACACTCAATGATGACTTTATTGATAATATTCCAATAACTACCGTTTATGTAACACCGGGCAATTATGGTGTATTAGTTGTAAACAATTCTGTAAGGCTAGTAAACAGTGGTGAAAGTGTTAGTACAGAGACTGGTACTGCTATTCCTATAAAATACGGAACTACTACTAATTGGTTTACTCTACTAGACCAATATGGAGAATTTAGAGCAGGTTCAAGTAGGATATATCTCATTCGTTCAGACGGATCAGAAGTAGTTGGAACTGCTGCGATTGATGCAACAGATGAAACATTGATGTTAGTAAACTGGGATCCAGATACATATCCAACAAACACAGTTATCGCAGGTAGAGGTACTATAGATGCTATTGTTAATCCGTTAACATACAATCCGGGTATTGTAGCTATTGGTATTAGGTATTTGATTTTAGATAACATCGGTAGTACAAAAAATCAGCTCGGACCAGCAGCATGGAAAAATGCTGATCAAAGTGATTTTGTAGCCAGCGAAAACGACATTATCGAATGGGATGGCGCACAATGGAACATCGTGTTTAGTGCTAAATCTATATTAGATATCGTTTATGTTACTAATTTAAAAACTGGTGTACAATATAAATGGGATGGCGAATACTGGACTAAAAGTTTTGAAGGCGAGTATATGCCGGGGCAATGGCGACTTCAGTTTTAACCTATGATCAAAAAAATAAAAGGCAGCGGTGCTTTCTTTTTAAGCAAATCAACAAAACGATTTTTATTACTACAGAAAGCCAGTGGTAAAAAAGAAGGTACTTGGGGATTAGTTGGTGGAAAATCCGAACAGGGAGAATCTGTTTGGGAAGGACTACAAAGAGAAGTAGTTGAAGAAATTGGATTTTTTCCTGAAGTAATTAAAACTATACCATTAGAAACTTTTGTAAGCGATGACGATCACTTTAATTTCCACACATATATCTGTATAATAAAAGATGAATTTATACCCAAGTTAAGCAATGAACATGTTGGGTATGCTTGGTGTGCATTAGATAAATGGCCAAAACCTATACACCAAGGTATTAAAAATACAGTTAGTAGTAAAATTACTCGTGCTAAGATAGAAACAGTATTTGATCTACTAGATTCTATTCTTTAAGTTAGCCCAGTTCCACTGATAAACCATTTTCCTGACTCAACTTTAATAGCAGTAGCTACACCATAAGGTGCTAATGTCCGTGCGACCGTAGTTCCGGCACTGCTTAGATATAAAGTATCAGTTGTAATATCAATAGTTGCAGTTGCACCTGCTGCTGCAATAAACATAATAGTAGCTCCGATAGGATACGCTACGCTGCCGTCGATAGTGATAGTCCTAGTTACAGTTACATAAATGTGTTTACCGGAATCGCCAATAACAGTACTATAATCAGCTGCTTTACTGTTTTGCGGCACACCTAAGAATCCAATACTAGCTGCTGTATTAGATGTTGTAGCATCATTAACTGTATTTGGTAAATCTCCAGCAGCTAATGTATCCCAGTCTGGCACTGCACCGTTTGTACCATTACCAGTTTGACGTAAAAATTTCTTAGTTGTTGAAGTGTTTGGACTTAGTAATGTTGTAGTATCAGCAGCACTTTGATAAGGTATTGAACCTAATAGTGTTGTACCATTACCACCTTTTAAATTAGTTGCCTTATCATTATGATCGATAGTGATAGTACCGCCACCATTTGATATAACGATATTAGTACCTTGAGTTAGTTTTGCTCTTAGTAATGTAGAACCGAGAGTAGTTCCAATTAATAAATCACCGTCGCTATATGTTCCATAACCAGACCCACCACGTGCTGGAGAAAGTATACCGCTAGTTATAGCAGCAGCATCAACCGCTATCGCAGTTTCTGACGCTGAAGTTAATTGTCCTTGTGCATTTACTGTAAATCTACTTGCGTACGATGCGCTTCCGTATGAACCAGACGAAACGCCA